GCTTGGCCAAGGTGTCCGGGGATGATCGTGTAGTCGAATCCTGCCGCCTCCGGTTCCGCGGGAAAACTGGTCAGTTGTCCCTGGCCCTGCATGAAGCTGCTGCTGTCGATGACGTCCATCGCGGAGCCACTGAATCGGAACTCGTGAAAGTCGCCGTTCAATTGCAGCTGCATCTTGTCGATGCCCGCTCCGCATACCACACGTTGCACCGCCGCCTGTGGCGACCAGTAGTCGAAGACGCTGGTGGTCTTCAGCCGGGTCGCCGGCCTGTAAGTCACGGTGCGCCCGATCGGTGTTCCCTCGCTGGGAGCGATGCTGAACGCCGCGTTCAGCAGCACGTTCAGCTCGTCAACGATCGCCGCGACGAAGCGCAGTTCTCCGCCGAAGGTGACCGCCTGCCCGGCCACCAGGCCGTGAGGCGCGGAGAACGTGAGGGTCCGGTTGCTGGAGCCCGCCCCCGCCGTACCACCGCCGAAAAAGAGGGCATCTTCTCCCAAAGCCGCCCGAAACAGCGGCCCGTAGCCCGGCTCCTGGCTTTGCTCTGTCCAGCCGGTCATGTAGCTCCGCAGCTCGAACGTCGTCTGCTTGCGAAGGCTGGTTGGCAGTCCCAGGAACGTGCGCGTGCCCGTCTTGTCGGTTCTCTTCGGCTTGTCCACGGTCTGTTTGACCGTGAGCTTCACCCCCGGAAACCGATTGCCGGCGGCGATGATAGGCACCGCTCCGAAGGCGGATTCCACCGCGGCATAAAAGCGATTGTTGTTAGACGATATGTAACAGCTCATGAGATCCCCTCCTGCCTTCTCAGCCGATGCTTACATCGACGTCGAAGGTCACTTTTGCTGCCTGAATGAAGTTCTTGCCGCCGTGCTTGGTGCCACTGAACGCCACTTCGTACCCGCCCGTGAAGAACATCCCGCCGCCCCAGTCGCCGCGATGGGCGTCTAGCACATCCGTGATCGCCTCGACGTGCAGCTCCAGCATCCGCTCCAACTCCTCCAAACGGTCATGCGTGGTCCGGATCTCTACGGCCAGGGTGGCCTTGCCCGAGAACGTCCTGAACTTTTCTCGAAGTTGGTTGACGAGCCTCTCGCAGTACACGTAGAACACCGGGTAAGACACGCCAGCGGTTCGCTCGGCAAGATCGAAGGCCACGTTTTGCCGTAACACCTGGCGCGGCGCGATCTCGCTGAGGGTGACGTTCTCCCGGCTCGCGATCGCGGCCAGACTCTGGGAAAGCCCTGTCGGCCCCCCTAGCATTTCCTCTACCCGGCGTGTGCTTGCATTTGCCACTTGGGCCACGGTTGTTATCCTCTCTGGATCACCCGGTCGATTCGCTTGTGGAAAGAGGGCGCCTGACCCTTCCCGGCCGCCTTCCCCGCAACCAGTCCGGACCCAGGCATCACCCAGCTCGTACCGGCGGGAATGGGCGACGAGTTCTGCAATCGGACGTCGTCGACGGCCGTTCCGACGTAGACGTTCCAGCCCGTCACCGCGCAAGGTGGCTCAGAGGCCTCTGCCACGGGTACTGTGCTGGCCGGAGCGGACAAGACATTCAGATCACTCGGGCAGCCTTCCTCGCCCGACGCCCCGACCCAAGCCGCTCTCACCCAGTACATCGCCGCATCGGCACTGCCGGCGGTCGTGCTCAATACCGGCGGCGCCGCTTTCGGGATCGCATCTCCGACCATCCCGACGCCCGTGTCGAACACGATGCTGGAGGCCCACTTGGCCAGTCGCTCGTACTCGCACCACTTGTTCAGGTAGCGGTCGTTAAGCTGGCTGTTGTACGCGTCCCGGTAGAAGATGGCCAGCGTCCGGAAGCGATGCCACGCCTGAATGGGCGGCGTTATCACGGCGCGGCCGAGGTCATCCGGGCGTTCCCGGAAGAAACGGCTGGTCAGCTCAATTCCCAGTTCTTGCTGCGCCAGCACCAGCTTCTGCGATAGGTCGATGCGCTCTGTGGAAGCGACGTCGTAGACCGCGCTCTCGTAGCCTCTCAGCTCTTCCAGAGTCGAGATTGTCCCGTCGGTGAATAGTGCCATTTTGCCCTCGGCCCGAACTTACTCCTGTTCGCCTCTGCCTCTTGGTTTCTGCCGCTTGCCTTCTTCTCTCGGCTCCGCTTCCGACACCACCGTGACCTGGATCCGGTTCGCCTTGGCCGCCTGCTCCGCCAGGCATCGCGCCTCAGCGTGCTGCTCCCGGTGCTTCTGCGCCTCATCCTCGGTCGCCAAACGCGCGCTTCCTTCAGCGACCAGCCTGGCGGCGATTGTCCGCGGTACTTCCGTCGACAAACCCGCCCGGCCGCCGTCCGGCGTTCCCAGGCTAACCACAATCACATCCGCCTCCGGGAGGCTCGCTTCTATCTGCCGCAGCTTCTGGTAGTACGCTTTAAGGTCCATGTCCCCTCTCAAAGACCCCATGGACCCCAGCCTGAGGCCGAGGTCCCGGGTCTTCTTGTCTAGCTGTTCACCTGCACGCCAAACGTGTTGCGGAGTACGCCGACGCCGTACAGAACGTCGACCGTGAACTGTTGCGCCAGCGTATTCGGCTGGTAGCTCATCACCACGCGCATGCCGAAGTTGCCCATCTCGGCATATTCGGCGATGGCGCCCGTTCCAGGCAGAGGCTGGGGCAACCGGCGCACCACCAAGCCCAGCGCGCTGCGCGCGAAGGCCAGGCTGTGCGTGTTCACCGGAGAGCTGCCCGTCTTCTTCACGAACTGCGACCGGAAAATGAAGAAGTCCTTGATCTTGCCGACCGTGCCCTCCACCAGAGCAGTGCAGCCGGCTTGCCCCACGGTCTGGAACTCGCTGAACCGCGGGATCTGCCGCAGTTGCCCGTAGCTGGCAGAATCGACCACCATGTACTTCGGCTCGCTCGCCGGCACCTTCGCGTCGAACAGTTCGGTCTCGGCCTGGTCGACCGCCGCTTCCGTAAGCGCCACTCCGGCTGTGCCCACTGGCGTGAGGGCGGTGAAGCCCGCGTAAAGGCCGAGAAGGTCGCTTTCGATCTTTTCGGCCAGCGCCACCAGGGCCGGCTGCATGTACAACTTCAACAGGTCGGGCACCGCCAGAACCTTGGTGACGTCCGGTATCTGGAAGGTGGCTTCCGCATGCGTGTTCAGCACGATCTGCGCATTCCCGATGCTCGGGTTCTGCGTCTGTACTGTCCCCCCTTCGGCCAAGTTGTTTGCGACCAGAATCGGTGGAATCGGCACATTCACCGTGTCCCCCGCCTGGCTCAGCGTCGGCTCGAAGTCGCGATTGACCAGGTTGCCCATGACAAGGTTACCCATCAGGGCGGGCAAGGCATCGACCGCCACTAATTTGACAATCGCATTGGCCAAGTTTGCTGACGTAATTGCTGGCATTGTTTGTCTCCTATTCTTTCTGATTCCGCCTCGCGAGATACTCTGAGCCCCGGCAGCTTCTGCAAAGGCTGCTACAGGCCGGCGAGCGTCTGGGAAGCGATCCGTGCTATCTCCTGGCGAACCCTATCGAGCTCCTCAGGACTCATCCCCGGCTTGATCTTGTCCAGATCCACCGTGGAACTGGCCGGCCTCGAACTCTTTTGCCCGGCCATCACCCCGGACCTCCCCAGGTTGCGCGCAGGTAGGAATTCCGGATTCTCGCTGACGAACTGGGTCAGGTAGTCGCGGAGATTTACCGTGCCGTTCTCCCCCGCAGCCACCAGCCGCCCGTCCTCCGACCGCTTGATCTCGTCTTTCACCGCTTTGAACGCCAGGTCCACCTTGGCGACGCCCAGTTTCTGCAGCTCCGTTCGGATCGTCGCGCTGCGGTCGGCCTCGTCTGCCATCTGCCGGCTTCGCGTGTTCTCCTGGACCAGTTCGTTGACCCTGCGCTCCAGTTGTTCCCGCCGTTTTCGTTCCTCGGCCAGTTCGTTCTTGTACGCGGGTTCGGCTTTGGAGACCTCCCGCCGCGTGTACTCCTCGATCGCCGCCCGGACAATTCCGCGAACGTCCGTCCCGCCCTCCACCACTACTCCCGTGTCTTCTTTGGGCCCTTGGTCCATCTCTTGTCTCCTTTCTGTCAGTTCTGCTCGCACCAGTCGTCAATCTCAGTGACAATCTGGTCTTTGGTTTCCTGCCGCGCGTCGCACAGGTACTTCAGCGCAAGCTTTTTCAGAATCTGTTTCCGCAGTGTCTTCGACCCGACTCCCAGGCTCAGAAGCTTCGTGGCGTCTTCCAGTTCGCCGCTGAAGTCGCCGATATCGAACTGATCCAAACCCGCCACATCGATGACCAGTCCGTCCTCCCTGGCCGCCTCAATGGCGCGCAGCACCCGCTTCACCGTGTCCTTCACGCAATCGCCGTACCCTCGCAGAACCTCCTGCGTGACCGTGAAGTCTCTCTGTTTGCTCAGGCCCGATTGGGGAGCGCTACTGGCCAGTGTTCCGCCCGCTTGTGTCATGAGATAGCAGACCCGGTAAATCTCGTCTTTGAGGCGATCTAAATTGTCGGCCGCGATCTGGTAGACTTTCCCTTCCGGTTCAGCCCACCCGAAGCGGTCCCCAGGCCCCAGTTGGATGTAGTACGACTCGCCCACGATCTGGTTCCACTCTCGGTCTGAGTAGATCACCGGCGAGGCGAAAAGCCCCATCGTGAGCGCCCAGCTCAGTGCGTTGGACTTGTTGAAGTGCTCCAGTTGCAGGGAGGCGGCTTTGTTTGCCAGCCACATCCCATCGCTGACGTGAATCTGGAAGAGCGGGACCTGCTTCAACTTCGCCAGACCGTGCCGGCCCTGGTCCGTCAGTTGCGGTGGGCCGCTCTTGTCCTTGCCTTGCACTTGCCGATAGGTCTGGAATTCCTCTTTGTCGTAGCGGACCCACTTGGTCTCCCGAACCCAGTCGCTCTCGCCGTCTTCCCGCTGCCGGAGTCTGGACGTGCGGACGACAGCCCAATCCAGATTGCCTTCGTCGTCATGACTCCAGTTGATGACATCCTGCGCGTCACACTCCACCAGGTAAGCTCTGGCAAGGCCTGCCGCCTCTTCCTCGGCGCGATTCGCCGCCGGTGCGTCGCGTTGCGGGAAATCCACCAGCACGAAAGCTGTTCCGCCCACCAGCGCTTCGACCAGCACCTTCCGGAAGAAGTCCGAGAGGTGAGTGCCTCTCAGGTCGCAGTCTTCGACGAAGTCGTTGTAGAAGGCCTTCCCGCTCTCGTTGGGTCCCTCGAAGCTGAGGATCGGCTCCCGGCGGAACACCGTTGTTCCAAACCAGTCGATGATGGACCCTAGGTAGTTCTCGTAGAAGACCCGGCTCAGCCGCTCGTAGTAGACATCGAGTGGCTCCCGGTGCCGCCGAATGAGGTACTCCGTCGCGTTGGCTATGAGCTGGTCTCCGCCTATGTACAGGTCCCTGTACTTCTTCCACGTCGCTCTCTTGGCCGTGTACTCGGGATGTTCTCGGTTGATGTCGAACACTGTTTTGAGTCCTCCCTGATCGGCGGCTTATACTATGCGCTCGCCGCGCTCCCCGGCTCGCATTTGCGGCCGGCACTCCTGCCAGATGAGATACCCCAGCGCGTCGGACAGGTGCGTCCGCCGGGGGTCCCGGTCCTTGTCGACCACGGAGCTGCCGGGCTTGTAGGCCACCTGCTCCAGGTCCAGAATCAACTCCTTGCACTTCGGATCGATGATCAGTCGGGTCTCCCCCTTGGCTGACTGCAACATCGCGTTCACCAGGTTCACCCGCTCCCGGACCTCCGGGTTGCCTTGGGGAATCTTATAGCTGACCTGTTTGTGACCGCTCCGGCTCAAGGCCTCACGCACCATCTCGAAATCGGTGTGGCCGGTCGTTTGTCTGCGGCTGCCGGATGCGTCGCCGTAGATGACGATCCCGGCCTGGTGCCGCGGATAACGCTCAATGAACTGATCACACGCCTCCGGCGTGGTAGTGCGGCGCATCACGAACTCGTCGATCACATGCACCACGCCTCCTCGGATCTGCGCCACCACCGAGCACATGGGGTCCACGTTGAAATCGAGCGCCCAGCGAAGCGGAAGCATGGCATCGGCCTCGCTGCCCGCCAGGTTCTTCAAACGGTCGAAGGCGTGGTAAACCTGTCCGTCGCTGACGTTCAGGTACTTCCCCATCACCTCTTGCTCAAAAAACCGACCGTCATAACTGCGTTTCAGCCTCTCGTAGTAGTCCGGAACTTTGTCGAGCAGGTGCCGGTTTTCGTAGGGCTCGGCCAGCACCATCCCGTACCCCTCAATAGGCTTCTCCAGGAATTTCCGATAGACCCAGTCGAACCCCTTCGGGGTCCAGACCGCGAACCCGCACAG